AACATATCTTGAAGATATTTTATTTCAGCCCCATACTTTTCAAGCTTTGTTACTAAAGTCTTTCTTAAATTTGAATAAGGATTTTTTATAGTCTCAGCGTTTACTAAACAGATGAGAGAGCCACCATACTGCTCCTGAAGTTGTAGAGCTTTCTGTAGGTGCTCATCTCCATCAGAGAAAGGAAAGTTAGCTACTATCAAATCATACTTTTTAGAAGTCTGAAAAGAAAGAAAATCATCATAGACCAAATTGTATTTCTTGCCCTGTAGAATCTTCTGAAGATCAGTATCAATCTCTACTACGTCAATACTTAAATCATCTGACCTGCGATTTCTCCTTTCTCGGATGTAATCACAAATATCCCCCTTACCTGCGCTTGGCTCTAGAATAGTATTTATCTCATCAAATTGAACACCTAGAAGCATCTGATCTAATACTTTGTTAGGAGTTGGATAATAGTCTTTTGTCATTTGTTTGCTGTTATTTTTGTATACTTACATTTTACTTTATTCTGAGGGAAAAGTAAAGTGCATAACATTCTCACCTGTGCGTAACTTCTGAGAGTATCCTCAGAGCTTTTTCAGCATAAGCACATGAGTCATAGGCTACACCATACTTATTGATTCCACTTTTACAAGGACCGTAATTTCCTTGATTCCATATTAAAAATATTTGACGATCTGTAAGCCCTTTCTCTAGCCACTTCTCTATCTTCATGCGAGTAACATACTCAGCATTTTCTTCTGTCTGCTCTGCTACATAGCCAAAAATATCTTGAGAGTAAAGCGCCCAAGTACTAGGTAGGAATTGATGACAACCCCTTTCTCCTGAAAGACCAGTTATTGAACAGTTAGCAGAGCCACCTGTCTCAATAATCGCTATAGCTTTTGTTAAAGCTAAAGCGTGATCTCTTCATAGAGGAACCTGATGTAGTGTACTGTCAGTTTCATTATTCTCTACGACTACTTGTGTAGATCCTACTGCTTGTGGAGTCAGTAATGATAAGAGAATAATGAATACAACTACTGCAATTATATAGGACACTGAAGTCCTAGATTTCTTGTAGTGTGATTTCATGACCGGCGCTTTTCCGACATGCTTTGCAATACCCTTTTTTTAACTTTCTATCTTTTCTACAGGTTAAACATCGCATATCTTTATAGCTTCTTAATTATACCATTAAAATACTCTCGTAAAGAGTCCACAAGTGCAAAAACATTCTGAGAGATCACCCAACACTTAAATATAAAAGTACTTCTAATAGCTTTTATGTCTTGAGAATTCATGTCAGCAAAAGTCTCTTCAGTCATTCCATCATCTCTAAACATAATAGCCATAAACTTTTGAGCTTCTTTCTTTTCTTTTTCCATACTAGAGTAGCTTGATTAGATTAAATACACCTCTTCCTTTCTGTCCTGTCTTTTGGTTATAGAATTTCCCGGTAGATGGCCAAAAATCAAAGCCCATTACTCGGTAGTGTCTACACTCCTTATTGAGAATAGTATAATCAATTCCCTTACTCTCTAGAAGCTTGATACTATCAATTTCATTCTGAGCCTTTTTCTTTTGGTTGTTACCTCGATACTCAGCCCATACCTCTCCCTCTGATAGACCATCTTCCTTCTCAAGATCCTCAGCACAGTCATCACAGAGCATGATGTCATTTACTTCTCCATACTCTTCACAGCTCTGACATTTTCCGTTGTACATATTACTTAGTAATAAAGTCTCCCTCTAGAGCTTCACGAGTACCACAGTCAGGACAAATATCTCCATGACCATAACGGCTAAGAGCTGCTCGATCTGATTCAAACTTACATCCACAACCCTTACAACGTGTAGCAAGTTCTGCATTAAGTACAGCAAGATTATTCATTGACCTAGTATCCTCATCAGCTTCTCTCTCTGCTTTTCTTAGAGCTGAAATTAGATATGGGTAAGCCATCTCTTCAGTCTCTTTCTCTTCCCCTTTGCTTGATATATAAATTCCCATAAGTATAAAATTAATCTGGTAAAATAATTCTCTCCCACTTTCCATCTATCTTTCTCAACATATCTTTTCCACAAAACTCACAAGCACCTCTACCCTCTTCTTCATGAATGAATGGCTTTGTGTACATCTTACAGTGAGTACAAATTGTTTCACTTTCAATAGGTAGATCCATATTAGAAAAAGATAAACTGTAAAATCATCTTTGTAACAGCGCCAACATAGAAACCATCTACCGGGTACTGAGCTGACAAAGCCCACACAAGAAACATCACCACATCTATTACTAGATAGATGATGATTACTTTTAGAATGATGTTAAAAAATACTTTCATATTAATCTACTGAGCAGTATGTACGAGCATTAAGTCCACAGTCATTAAGAATTCCTGCTACTTGATACATTGTAGTATTGTCATCAAAAGCTTTCTTAAGTGCTTCTACACCTCTCTTGAATGAACGAGTATTCTTTGTGTACATACGAGGCTCATTCCAAGGATCTGTCATATCTCTTCCTGAGAAAGTCTTATCTTCGTTAAGGAAGATTACACATTTCTCATTCTTGAAACTTATTGAATTAATTGTTTGTGTTGTCATTTGTTTTTGCTGTTACTTTTCTAATATCTATATACTATCGGGATACTAAATAAAAGTAAAGTGCAAATATGTGCGTAACTTTTGGACTATATATTGCAAGTCTTTTTTAGACTATTTCAACTTAGAAAGTAATTGTAGCTCTACCTGTTTAGCTACTCCCATAGTCATAAGAGGTGGTACTGACATCCCTAGTACATACTTGATGAAGTTGTAGCTTGGCTTAATAAAATCATAGTCTTGAGGGAATGACTGAATAGAAATTAGATCAGCACTACTTACTTGAAAAGCTTTGTCATAGAGATAGTAAGCTGAGCCACTTACTAGAGTAGGAGGAATCTTATCATCATGTAAAATTGTTTCACTGAAGTAACTTGCTTTGTTATAGAGTCTCTTCGCTATGCTTGAGAAATTAGCATCACTCTTTTTTCTATGAGTCCACATCTCGTACATCTTAGTCTCAGGATTCATTGCCCCTTGAATCCCCTTATCAGTTCTGATGTCTCCAAAATATACAGGCTTATCTGTAAAGTCTAGAGTCATCTTAGGAAGATTAAGATCCTTTCTACGTGCAATAAAAAACACTCTTTCTCTTCTTTGTGGTACTCCCATACTAGACCCATTCAAAAGAAAAAGCTGAGCATCATATCCTGCTTCATCAAAAGCCTCATTTATAGCTACTACATATCTCTTAGCATTTCCTGAGATAAGGCCTTTCACATTTTCGGCTATCACAACCTTAGGCTGAAGTCTCTTGGCTAAGTCTATGAAATCAAAAAAGAGATCATCAAGTGTCTGCTCTGCTTGACCCTCTCTGAATTTCTTTTTCTCTCCCCACTTCTCTTCACGACTCCCGGACATAGAGAAAGATGAACAAGGTGGAGATCCATCTAGAATATCTAGATCAAACATTTCTTTTGGTAGATTCTCTTCTTTTACGAGAGATCGAATATCCATCAAGTGATAGTGCTTAGGGTTATGATTCGTCTGATATATTTTAGCCATCTCAGGATCTATATCATTAGCACCTATCACTTCGAAGCCTGCAAGCTTATAACCCATAGTAGAGCCACCACCACAAGCAAAGCATGAATACACTTTGTATCCATTCTTTTCTTTCGGGTAGTCTGCCTTACTCCAAATTGCTTTCATATTTAGTTAAATTCAAACTGACACTTAGGACATTTGTGGACCATCTTAGTCTCTCCTTTCATTCTTTCCATATCGATCTCTTTTGATTTTGGTGGAGTCCAGTCTATCTCTTCTAGGTTATACCCCTCTACATTGATGAAAGAGATGTCTATTTCTTTAAGATCAAAAGTAAACTCTCCGATACTTCCCGGAGTAACTAGACCATATTGAGAGCTGATAGCAAGTACTAGGCGCTTAGCCTCTGCCCTGTTTTTGGCTTCTAGAGGAACATAAGGGAGATCAGGGATCTCGTATCCCTCGTATTCGAGCAATTCTAGGGCTAGATGACGTCCTGCGCCATCAGCTATGTATTTCCCCTTTTCCCACACAAAGAATGGGATAGTGAAGCCCATAGCGAGAATGGAGGCTTTTAGATCACCGACATCACGATTCTTTTTTTCTTTAAGAGTGTTAGGCTCCCACTCCTTTAGCTTCTTCCAGGGGATAGTTGGAAGTCCTGCCGGATTAGAAATTGTAATAGTCTTTGTGTCTGTTGTTGTCATATCCCTATAGTGTAGCAAACAAATTCTTATAGTATAAGTACTTAGCTGTTAATTCCTCTTCAGTAAACTTTCTAGGCTCGTTTTTAAGCAGCTTCATTTGCTGTACAGTCTCAAGGCCGTACTTACTCACAGCCCACATCATATAGACCTTTGCTGAATCATTAGCATTAAAACAATTTCCATTAGCTGACTGAGGGGCAAAATTCCTTTCATCATACCAAAGCATATTTCCACCGAGAGACTGAGAGCGCTCTGAGTTATTAAACAAGTGTCCACAGTGAGTTTCTTTCCAGTGCTTAAATTGTCCGTCACAAGTCATCACCATTCCATCTTGGTTAGCGTAACTCTTTCGGATGTACTGAGAGAACATATCCCAAAGCTTAGTTTTGAGAGACTTTACTCTCTGCTCTTTTGTCTTAGGTACTCTGACCTTAGGCTGAAGCTCTATGGATCTACTTTTTCTAACAAGTAATCTTGTCTCTCTTTGCTCTCTCTGCTTTGCAATTACTTCCTCATAGCTGAGTCTCTTAAAGCCTGTTCTTTTCATATCCTCTTCTCAATGATACTTAGTATTGTCCCATTAGGATGCTTCAAAATTGACACAGGATAGCGAGTCTTAATCGTCATCTTACTGTTATCAGTCGTGATGTCCATAGTACACCCGGATAGAAAGCAAGCTATAAAATCTTCAGAGCCAGTCTCAAGGATCTTGGCTATAATACTCTCAAGAGGATTCTTCTCTCCAAAAGCTTTTAGCGTATCTTTTTCTATAAAAAATTCCATAGTTATATTATACAAGCTCATCGAGTCTACGACCACTTAATATCTTCTCTCCATTTCTCAACACCCATCCAAGTTTTGGATCTTCCATTATTTCCATCTCTTCGAGCTTTCCAAAGCGTGCAAAGTTACCACACATATCAATGAAAGTACACTTAGTCTTTCCCTCTTCAGTTCTCATTCCTCTTCCTATGATCTGCATGTAAAGAGTAAGAGACATTGTAGGACGAGCCATAATGATAGTATCTAGTCCAGGATAATCAAACCCAGTAGTAAGCACAGACACATTAAAGATAGTCTTTATATTCCCAGCCTTGAAAGCTTTGATAGTCTCTGCTCTTTCCTTGCTTGGAGTGAGTGCATGGATGTAACCTGAGAATGGAGTAATAGCAGCTAACTCACGAGCTTCTTCAACAGTGCTCACAAAGACTAGAGATGATCTCTGTCCTTTCTCGTATGCTTGCTTGAGAATAGCAGGAATCTTTTTTAAGATGTCGTTTCTCTCAATAGCTTCTTTCAATGATCTGTCAGTAAATTCTGCTCCTGTTGTATTCACCCGGAGCGCTGAGCCATCAAAGTGCATAGGAACATAATTTATAGGACAGAGAAAGCCCTCTTCATACAAGTCTCTGATCTGCGTAACATGAATAAACTTATTAAAGAATTTAGGGATCTCTCTAGTAAGAAGATTAATTTTAGAATAAGGACGTCCACTGAAAGGATCATTATATTTCTTGAGCCTGAATGGAGTAGCTGTAAGCCCTAGAACTCTAGCAGTAATACTTGAAAGAAATTCAACATACATAGAGTCAGTCTTAGGAGGTACTTTGTGACATTCATCTATGAGAACATACTGTGTGTCATAAAACATTTCAGGAGTCTTATAGATACTTCCTATCATTGCAAAAGTAACACGACTCTTTTCTTTTACCCCAACTGAAGCAGAGTAGATAGTAGCCTTAGTAAGCTCAGGGAACATCTCACAAGCCATCTGATACTTCTTGAAGTTCTGCTCTAGCAATTCCTTTGATGGCTGAAGAATCAAAACATCATCTTGTAAGTGTCTTACGAGATCAGCAATGATGAGAGACTTACCTGCTCCTGTAGGAAGCACCTCTATAGGGCGATATGAGGCACTAGACATAAAGAATTCTAGAGCACTAGCTACAGCTTCTTTCTGGTATTTTCTTAGTGTATACATACTACTTCCCGTACTTTGCTTTCTTAACCTCAGTCTTTTCATTCTTCTTGATCTGAGTGTCTAGATCCTTAAGCTTGTTAAGCAGCTCTCTATGATCCATTCCTAGATACTTAGCGACTTCTTTTAGAATCATAAACATCAAGGTAAAAGAATCTTGCTTATCTAGATTACTGATACTCACTTTTACCTTTCTCCCACGACTTACAAACTTTCCTGCGATAGATGGCCTAAAAAATAGCTTAAGAAATTTCTTCATATAGATTAATTATTGATCTCTTCTAATACGACACGATACTCAGGGAATCTGAATCTTTGCTGATTCAATAGAGTAATAGCTGAATCAGGGATTCTGAAGATGAAAGATGTATCTCCTACATAGTTTACTTGATCTACTTGTCCTATAAATTCAATATCAGGACACTCTTTCTTATTCTTGCGCATCTCTCTCTGAGTCTCATCAATTCTTCGATTAAGGCGATTGATTTTTTCATTATCAATACTTTGGAGAAGGGTAGGGTTAGCTTCTACTTCAGCAATATCTTTCTCAAGAGCCTTGATAGTCTTAAGGAATGGCTCATCATCAAATTCAAATCTAACAGAGTAATCATTCTCGTTTCTTCTCATTCGATTAAAAACTACAAGCTTCATCTTCCATCGCCCACCATCTTTCATAGCTATCTCACTTACCTTGAACTTTGCTGTAACAGACGGGATAAGCTCTTCCTTTAGAAGCTCAGGAACTTCTACACCGATCTTCTCAAGAGTCTTTACTGACTCTTTTGAGAGTGTTTTTTTAGCTGCTTTCTTCACATTTGTTTTTTTGGATGTAGTCATAAATTAAGTTATTATTTCTCGATTAAAATGTTTGTTCTTCACCTTTTCGTGAAGCTCAAGGTAACACTGTCTTTGAGTAGCCTGTCTCCCTTTCTCTTTCTCTAATTTCTTAAAGTATTCAGAGTCTGGGAAGATATGACCCTCATCATCAAAGCACACTACTTGGATCATATTTAGAAATTCATTTAGATCCTTTACCCTTTCAAAAGTAGCCATTGAATTTACCTCTTGAGTGATATGACCTGTATGATCGTATTTCAGAAAGCCCACTCTCTTCTTTATCTCTTCAGTTGCTTTGATAATATGTTCATCATCAATAAACTCTGACCAGATATTATATTGCTGTCTAGCATAGTAAGGTACTACTGCTCCCCTAAAAAATCTCTGCATCTTCTCAAGCTCTCCATCTTTCAGCTTTGTAATGTCCTCGACTGTAAAGTATTCTCCTGCATCTTTCTCTTGAAGCCTGTTATGCTGTCTCTCAAGAAAAACTACTAGCTCTGCTTTCTTTACTCTAAGAATTTCATTAGCTAACTGATTCACATCAGTATCACGATCTAGATAGAATAAGCTTTTAGTAAGTCCTTTTAATATCATAGGCCGTATTTTAATATCACTTCTCTTTTAATCTTTCCTACATCGACCTTGCTCTTATTTTTTGCAAGCATGTAGATTTCAAGAATTGCTTTAGTCTGTTCTTTGGTAAAGTTATTTCTGACACTTTCCCTGATCTCTTCTTCTTTGAATCGTCTGCCTTTGATTACTTTGAGAAGAGTAGGAGGGTACAACCCTAAATCATTCTGAATCTTTTGTCTTGTTCTTCGAATAGTCTCAGGACTCTCTAGAACACTTACAATATCTTTCAGAGTTACACATTGCTTAGGACGTGGCTCTCCTTTTACCTCTACTGAGTGAATGTGTCCTGCGTGAAGATTCAGCCATACTAAACATATTAATCTAGCATCACTATTCCTTGCTTCCTCATCTTCGGCTAAGATGTCATGCACTACATAAATAAGTTTATTTATCTTCATGACTAGAATGGAATATCATCTACGTTTACATCTCCAAAATCTATTGTGTCTAGATCAGCACCACCTGTAACAACATCCGGCTTTGCTTCTGTTGGAGCAGAAGCAGAGCCTTGAGGCTTACTACCAAATTGAATAGTAGAGCCTAGTATCTCTGTGCGATACTTCTTTTCTCCAGTTGTTTTATCATCCCATGAGCGAGTCTGTAACTTTCCCTCAATATAGACTTGAGATCCTTTCTTCATGTACATACCGATATTCTCAGCAGTCTTTCCAAAGAAGATGACATTGTGGAATTCTACTTTCTCTTTCTTCTGTCCTTGAGCATCTTTATAGACCTCATTAGTGGCTACAGAAAATGAAGCTACTTTATTTCCATTAGGAAGTGATTTCACTTCAGGATCTCTTGTTAAGTTACCGAGAATTGTTACTTTGTTTACGTACATAGAATTAGATAATTAGTGAGACGATTTTTGAATCTGCTTCGTCAAGTTTTTTAGTAAAGTTTTCGTATTGGATACGAGTTGTAGAGATGTCTACGATTAATGTTTGTCTCTTGATATTGATAATGTGAAGCTTCTTAATCTTGAACTGAGGACAGTAAGAAACAAAGTCCACTTCATCCACATCAGTACACACAAGAAAGATATGGATGATCTGATCTATGTGCTCTTTTGGTATTTTGTTTTCAAGAATGTAACGAATGTGATTCTTTGGCCTTGGAGCTTTAATCTCTATCAGCTTCTTAATCTTATCTTTCTTCATTACTAAACCATCAGGAGATAGACCATAGCGACCATTTTTTATGAAAGCAACTTGTCTGACTTTCTCTTTTGTTTGCTTCTCATACTCTTCTCTTGCAATAGGCTCTAGCTCATTACCTCTTTCTATATCCTCGCCAAAAGCTTCCTTAGGCTCTTCATCTGATCTCTTGTAAGCGAGCAACTGATACAGAAAATCATTTGTAGCTACTTTAACTTTCTTAGCAATAGAGCCTGTGATGTCTACCTCTGTTCTAAGCTTCAACCACTCATCAGTCTTTTGCTCTCCTTCGATTATTTCGTATTCTTGCATACTTCTGCGTGAGCCTTAAAAGCTTCGATTACATCTTCATCTTTAGAGAACTCAGCCGGAAGAGTCTTAAAGTACTCTCTCAACTTTTTTAGATCAGAATAAGTCTTAATAACATCAAGCACTCTTTTCTTCTCTTCTTCAAAACGTTCTTGATCTTCGTCATCGGCTATGACTCTCTCTAGATCAACATGCTGATTGTCATCTTCATTCATTGTTACAGCTAGATCATCAAAGTGATACTTGTAACCTTTCTTAAGAACAGTCTTGAGTACCATTTCCTTAAACCAAGCTTTCCACATCTGATCTGTTTGAGCGATAGCTCTATGCTTCTGAATTTCCTCTTTTGAAAGAGTTGTTAAGAAAGCACCACGAGAGTTACGAATAACACAGTAAGCACCTTTGATATTCTCAAAAGTAGGATTCTGAAAAGCATCTTTAATAATATGGCGGTATGTAATATCTCCATCCACCTTATCAAAATTTACAGTATCCCCCTCTTTAACCACATCCACATCTATCTTACTTTCAGGATAGACTAGAAGCATTTTATTTTTATATGCTTGGTAGTCGTAACTGATACCACGATTAAGAAGTGTTACATGCTTTCCATCAAAAACTAATCCCTCAGCTTTAACTCTCTGAAACAACTTAGCTAAGACATCAGGAGTCTTGGTACTCATCCAAGGATTTTTTAATTCTTCTTTTCCTCGAACTTTCTCAGTAGCAAGCCTCAAACAGTATGAAGCAAAAGCTTCTACATGCTCTTTATTTTCTTTCTTGAGCAAACCTATAATCTGCTCTTTTAACGTTTGTTTATTATTTGTCATAAACCAAATTGCTGTTATTTAGTAATATCTTAAGTATATCTTTTTTTACTGAAAAGTAAAATGTATACCTGTGCGTAACTACCCCCTCTTGAGAGCTATTTGACTCTCTTGATAAATCTTCACACCTGTCATTTCACGAATACCTGCGTTCACAAATTTCTGAACAACTGTCTTAATGATTCCCTTATTAAAAGCTTCTGCAAAGATAGCTTTCTTTACATCATCAGGAAGCTCATTGATGCTTAGGATCTCATGAGTCCACACTTTCTTAACTGTAGACTGGATACCATCACTTACTACAGTCTTAGCAACTGGAGCAACTTCTCGAACAGGAGTAGCGATAGCTTCTTTCCCTTGCTCTTGTCGCTTGAGATCAGCCTTTGCCCGGATGTCATCTAAGCGCTTCTGTTCTGCCCTAGCATCAGCTTCTTTCTTTTCATTGTATGAAGCCATCTTACTCTTGATGATAGAGACAATTTCTTTAGCCTCTTTTACCTTAGGCATGAACATAGCATTAATATCATCTACTTGCTTGTTGAGTGGAGCTGTGAAGAACTTTCGCATCTTCTCAGTCTCATCCTCTTTGCTCTTGATGATTCCTGCAAGCTTCATTGCTTCGTTGTATTCTTCATCACTTGTAATACTAAGAGCTTCAACTTTCTCTTTGAAAGATACGATCTCAGTCTCTAGTGGCTTTAGCTCTTTCTGAGCTTCTAAAATGTTTGTCATTTGTTTGCTGTTATTTTTAACTCACTTTGTAAATTACTTCTTCGTATATTCTCCCGGCTTCATCTGAGTATTCATATACTCCATTAGATGCTTACCTTGAACAACATAACGAGGCTTCTTATCTCCACCTAAATTAACTGCTTGAATTCTACCCTCACGAATAAACCTCAAAAGCATCTGACGTTTAGTATCAGGAGATGAAGCTGTCATGATACCAAGCTCTGTGATCTCTTTTGGAGTATAAAACTTTTCTTCTTTTATCTTGGCCATACTTTTTTCCATAAAATGAATAATCCTATTTGTATCCATCTTACGACGTTAACATGATCTAAGTCCCATACTCCACTGTGGCTTTTACAAGCTCCTAATTCTCCCCAGTGTGGTAGACACTTCTTGCATGTTTGATACCTGTTTGTCATAAATAATATTTTGCTGTTACTCTTACTAACTTCTCTATTATACATTTTACTTTAGAGAAAGTAAAGTGTATAACTGTGCGTAACTTAGACAAAAGAAAAACACCCCTTTCGGGATGTTCTTCAGAGTTATTTTTTGGCTATTACTAGCCGAGAATAACAGCAGATAGTAAGGATGACAAATCACATACTACCGGGATTAATTATAGCAATGGAGCCTTAAATCTCCAAGAGATCCTAGAGCTGTACTGTGGATGACTTCTGAATTGCTTTCTTAAGATCCTGTTGAAGCTGTGGTACTAGATTATCAAACCATTGCTTTCTTAACTTACTAGCACTCAAGATATTCTTACTCCAAAATTCATTAGGCTTCATCTCTCGCATAGGAGTTACCTTTCCTGTATCACTATCTTTCTTCTCTTCGATAGTTCCACCATGTACCCATGTAATCATAAAGTGGATCTGTTGAGCTGTGGCTTTGTCGATCTCTCTCAGCTTTCTCATATCATCAGACCACTCATCAATGTTTACTTTCTTATTATGGAAGTGAGGGAAGTTGTACAAGATCCTTGAGAGTAGATATTCAGCAAGCATTGTATCTTGTGCTGTGAACTGATATTTCTTAGCTACTTTCTTTTCAGATTTTTTCTTTGGAGAGTTCAAACCCTTTTCTCCTACTCTTTTTTTATCTTGAACTTTTATAGGGCGAGGCTCTACTCCACTTAAAGTATGTACCCATATCTGTCGCTTAGGACTCATCTTATTTCTGATAACAATATAAGGATCTAATTCTGCGAGTGCTCGTGTTACTGTTCTTACACTTACCTTAAATACTCGTGCAAAGTATTCATTAGTTGCCCAGCAATATCCTCTACTAGCACAGAGAGATGAAAGCTCTGAGTAGAGTACTTTTGAAAAGTGAGAGATTTTATTATCTCTAAGAATTCTGTTTGGTACTACCCCATAACCATCTGCAAATATATTCACTCTTATCATCTCTTTGTAATCACTTTCTAATCCTTTCAGTTCTCCATCAATTCTCTCAGGATGATGAATCGCATAATGACAGTCATTGCAAATATCTATTAAATTTTCTTTTGAATCATCTCCACCTTCTTTCCTTTGTTTGATGTGATGCTTATGAAAAAGTATTTCTTCTGATTCCTCGACTTCACAGAGTTTACATTTTTTAATCATATTAAGAAGTTGTTAATTGTTTAGTCTTTGAAGATTCAAGACTAGGAAGAGTCCCTGTGATTCTCTCTAGCTCTGCTTTTATTCCTAACGGACCTTGATTATCATTCCACTCACCATTTCTCAAATACTGCCCTTTCTTATGTCGAGCTTTCTGCTCTGTTTGAAAAGTATAGTCTTCGTAACTCTGAAGAGATGAGAAAGACTTTTTATGGATTCGAGATCCATTCGGCATTGTTACCATATCTACATGCTCTATCGCTTGCATTATTTCATCAGGAGTCTTGTCATAGATTATATAAATATCTCCTGTGAAAGTGGTTATTAAGGTTGATTTTCTTGTTTGCTGTTGTGTCATGTTTAGATGCTGTAATTCTGCCCTTGTAAGATTATACCCTATCCGAGAGTCATATATAATATTTGCCTGTGCGTAACTCTAAATAGATCAGTAAAATCTTTAAGAATTAAAAAAATCAATTCCTCACATTATCTCTTATTAATTTATTATTATTATATATATAGAGTAAAAGGAAAAGTTGGACAGATTTGTCCTAGTAACGATGTCATATACGTCCTAGTAAAGTGTATAATGGTTATTACTTTTCACATGAAACGAGGCTCAAAATTGAGCTAGGAAGTGCTTGATTCCTTAAAAGGACGGATAGTATACAAAAGAGACGATTAATCGTCTCTGATGCTGAATTTCAAGCCACAGGAGAAGCTAGGAGTCTACTTCAATGCTTCGTTTGTTCCTGTAATAGTTCTGTAGAACTTTCTTATTGATCCCCATACAGTAGCCCATGCTGAGTAAGCAGCTATTCCATAGGAGATTAAAGTGAAGAGAATATTCACAAAAAATACTACATTGTCAGCAATACTCTGAGCCTGATCTGTAGGAAAATCAAAGTTGAAGATTCCTGAAGCAAGTCCTAAATAAGTGATGGTAGCTGTTAAGATACCTTTCACCATGAGAGATACTCGCTTAGGATCTTTAGAAGATACCGCTAACCACTTAAAAACAAGAGAGAGTGTATTCATAAAATTAATTAAATAAGCTATTAAGTTTTGCATTAGTAATTTCTGCTACTGTTCCAGTCTGAGGTATACCATACTTAGCCTGGAATTTTATTACAGCCGACTTTGTAGCAGGACCAAAGTAGCCAGTTGATTCCACATTCACTGGGAAGAGTCCTAGATATTTTAGAGCATCTTGTAAAGCTATTGTATCTTTGTCTCCATAAGACACAGGAGTCTTAGGATTATATGAAAGAACTTTACTGAAGAAGTATGTAGGCTTATCTGTTGTACCCTCTTCAAATTTGAAATTAATAAAGTAAGCAGCAAACCAGTTACGAGCCTTAAAGAATTTCTCAGTAATTACTCTTTGTCCATTCTTTCCATAAGAGCTTCCCCATGAATCATCAATAATAAGACACTTCTCTCCATTCACTAAAGCAAAATCTACAGCAGTTACAGAGTGTCTAGCTGTAGCTTGAGCATTTAGATCAAGATTAGAATCAATAATGTAAGGCTTCTCAGTCCACTCAGGAAGTGTGAAGTAAAACCACACCATTACAGGCTTGCCTGTTTTTTGAATAATTGAAGCAATAGCATCAATATCTTTTATTACTGGTTGTACAAATTTACCAGCCTTAAATACTTCCCCCACTTTTTTCTTGTAGTCTGGAATAACTACTCCATCCATTTCAGCATCACTCATATTCTGACTAGGTACAAGCTCTTCAAGAGTTACCCCCTCTCCTGCTATAACAAGAGCATTTACTCCACCCATTCCTGGATTTGGCTTGTTGTCTCTTCGTTGATATACGTGAGTAGCTGAGAAGTGTACATAGACTTTATTAATAATCCAGTACATAATTCCCATCATCTTAGCTACAGTCTGAGCAACACAAGAGCCTGAGCCATCTTGATTAAAGATAGGGAATCTTCTCCACTGATCTTGAGACTTCTCTATCCAATTTACAGGATCAAAAGATGCTACCAGTTCGTGCATCTTGTAGTCTTTATCTCTTGCTTCAATATCACGAGTATCTATATTGGCGCCTAGATGTAGAGTATCTTCATTCATAGTTATTTTTTTGTTGTTAAGATTTCAATAAGTTTCTTCATTAATTCATTTGTCTCTCTCCCTATCTTCATAGACTCAAAAGCTTGCTTGTAATACTCCTGTGTCTGTGAGTCTCTACCTTGTAGAATCTTCACAAGCCTCTCATTATCTTTTTCTAGAGACTCTACTTTATCAGTAAGATCAGAAATATCTTTAGTTTGCTTATTTACTTTTTTCTCTAGTTCACTGACTGTCTGCTGAAGTAGAATTATAAGACGATCATCAGTCTTGTCTTGACTTACTTTCTTCTTGTCTCTGTAAGCATCTACCATATAAATAGCGGCTGAAGTACCTAGCGCTATGATTACTATCCCGACTATGTAATTTCCGAAAGGAAGACTGGAGATTAAATTTTCCATATAATTAATTTTTTCCTCTAAAGAAAACTTGATCTAGTCCAGGGTTAGTACCGGCACCTGCCCAAGCTGAAGATCCCCACTGAACTCTATCCCCTTTCTTAACCGGTATAGTCATACTTGCAGAAGAAGCAGAGTTTGCGTTAGAGATACTACGTGCCATTTCCCACTGATTCGTATTTACACTAATAGGGTTAGTAGCATTTGCATAAGAGGTACAGGTCCATGTATAGATGACAACAGGAGTACTGTTTTTAGGAGATACATTTCCAGTAAACATAAAGAATCCATCCTCTCTAGCATAGTGAGGGACACTAAACATTTGAGTATTTGTACCCATTAGAAATACACCTGCATATCGTGAGTTTACTGGTTTTATTTTACTAACTGGTACAGATAACTCAGTTGTAGAGATTGCTGTACCGAGAAACATCCCTTCACCTTTAACTAAAGTGATAGTTCCTGCTGTGTTCGACAGGTAGTAATCAGACCCGTAATTTAAGTTTGTGAATCCTGGCACATTACCAAAAGCTTTGAATTTTGCATAATCACCTGCATTACCACTATTTATAACAAAACCATCAGCGCCACTTATAGGCTCTACCCCATTACCATCTGCCACCCATAGAGACTTTGATCCACCAGTAGCACATATCATTTCAAAGTAAGGAATAGGCTGATTAGCAGACCAAGCACTTCCGTTGTGTGATGCTCCAACAAAACTTGCATACTTCTTTGCGTGTGTAAGTGATGGTGCTGTTATTTGGTTTGCGTTTGTTGCTGAAGTCTTAAAAACTAACCAATATGTAACACCGGCATAGAGAGTTGGTGGTGTTGAAAATGTAAAGTTCTGGTATCTAAATTCTTGATTTGTAACTGTAGATGTAGCAATAGTAACAGAAGTACCGTTTGTTATCGGAGTATCACTAGGCACTCCTGCGTTGTTAGTCTGAATTTCTACAGAGAGGTTTGTTCCTGGATCTGTTGTCCTGTAAAGAAGCCCTACAACTCTATCAATAGTACAGCTTTGGCGAGGTACAATTTTACAAGCAACTCTAGGAGATCCAGCAGCTCCGAAAGCAAGAACGTTATCCATAATAGTTTGTTCTAAATCGTTAATTAGAACGGCTGGCTGTGGAGTCGTTGCTCCTGTAAAAGCCTCACCCATAGGATAAGAATTTAATGTGAAAGGAAGAAGCTCATCATCTACTTTTCCATTACTATTAGTTTGTACAACTTTATTTACTTTTGTTGTAAGAGTCTTAAAGTATAGATCGATAGTTGAGATAGCTGTCCACCCGTCAGTAACGTTCCAGAACTTAGTAGATCCTGAAGCATACCCACCTGCTGAGTTAGTTCCGAGATTAGGATGATTAGAGTTATCTGATGTAGAAGTACTAATTTGAATATGATAAATAGTTGCAATACCGGCAACATAAGGCGAAGCAAAAGTAGCAGTAAATTCTCCTACTCCAATTTTCAACCACTCTGCATTTGTGATGGTTACAGTCGCTAGCGCTGAGCCTGTTGGATTACCACCTGAAGAAGCATAAATTTCTACTGTAACTGATCCAGTAAAAGTACCTGTGTCTGCTTGCTTATAAAGTTTTACTCCTACTAAAGATGTTTTTCCTGCTGTAAAAGACTGAGCAAGTTTATTATTTTTTGTAGTAGCATTTGCCTCACCAACTGCACGAGTAGCATCTACTACAGCTTGCACCTGATCAGTTCCGTCAACAGTCGCATCATCCCCTGCTAGAAAAGCGGCTGCTCCACCAAGTTCTTTGATGGTTGAGCCATTGTACATATTCAGTGTATGAGTTGTTGAATTAAACCAAACCATTCCCTCTACAAGGTTGGTAGGATCTGCTGAGAGTACTTGGATCTCGATTACTTCAGGAGCAACTGAGAAAACATTATTTGTTGAAGCTCTTACACGAGTATCTGCAATATCTCCAGTTGTAATATCAGGAGTAGAATCGGGTACAGTAATATCTGCAAGGCGAACAAAGTCATCACTTCCTATAGCAGTAGTAATATCTCCATCTGAAAGTGGAGTAGCACCATCCCCAAGCACAACTTCCATAGTTACAATATTATTTGCAAGGAGATTCGGCTCCGCACTTCTATCTACTCGCATGATGATCGCATCTATACGATTTAAACCTGATGAGTTAGCTGTGATAGGAAGATTCACAGTAGCAAGATTCTGACAGAAAACCTTAAAAGTAAGAGAGTTCCTTACTGTCTCTATAAGCGCCCACCCAGCGCTTACATCTACTGACATATTAGCCCCAGCACCTCTTTCTGTAACCTTTAGATCGCCATTATCTACCCAGTCCTCCCAAGAAGTTCCGAGAGTATTTAAGACACCTTGATTAAAAAGAAATTTAGGAAGTGAGTTAAGCTCTTCCTCTCCGTATAATGTTGTATCCGAATTTATAAAAAATACTCTTGTTGACATGCTTTTATGATACCACCATTTTACACTTCACGCACTAATAAATCCACAGAACTCTTAATATCTTTTATTTGAGAGAAAAAGTCTGGTGGATTACTGATGACTCTCAAGCTGATCTCCCTTTGATTTCCACCTTGAATTTTGACTGTCTTTTCTGTTACTTGGTAGTTGTCATTAATCTCTACTAGACGATTCCTAAGGATAACTTTCACAGTATCTCCTACATCAAAAGTATCTTCTACATCAGGGGATAGATTAAGAAGTGGAGAAAGAGCCGGACCCTTATTATTCTCGGCTGTACTTCCATCTAGAGTAGGCTGATCGTTTATCTCTCTGAAGTTTTTATACTGCTCTAGTAATCCATACTCTCCTGAGAGTGTTAGATCCTCTTCATCTGAAGAGAGAGGATCTGAGAATCCGTATGTCCTCGTTACTATGCTCTTAGCATCATCTTCTACTTGGAATGTAAGAATGTTTGAAGCAGCTATAAGCTCTATCCGATACTGAAGAATTACACTTGCTGACTTGTCCGTTCCTATTGAAGCTTTGAAGTCTAGAGTCCTGTCCGGGTTAATTCTAAATTGTCCACCTGAAGCTTCAGATAAACTCTTAAGAGCCTCATAGACAGTTGCTCTGTTGAAAGTTATTTGTACAGCAGTAGGATCGTTCAAAGTTCCTGCTACTATCTCAGTATCAAGTAATCCGTTTGTGGTAGAAAGAAGATCAGTAGCTATTGCTCCGGCTGTGTCATTGTGCGCATCAGCATCAGGGGTAAGTCTCTTAGTAAGTAAGTGCATAAGACTATAGCAAGTAACATTCACAGTATTGAAAAGAATTCTTTTGTAGACGATAACACCTACCCATCTAGGAGTATCATCCTCTTCAGTAATCTCTACTATGTTATAGTGCTTGAGATTTTCTTCAGTTGCTTTCTCACTGTCTAGCCTCATAGTAAAAGAAGCATCTCCTACCTGATTCAAAGTCTCTCGATATGAGAGAGTATTATAATCTGAAGCTGAGCGAGACTGAAAAAGAGTTGTAAGTGGAGTATATTCTTTTGTGTAGATTTTGATTCTCATATTTAGATAATTGCATCTCTGTGTTCTGTCTCTACAATTTCATCCGGCTCTACATGAGTAACAGGAGGACTATCAGGACCAGTACTTTCATCTGATGTGTAAAGTATTTCATTCACACCTATAGCAAGTCTAGGGAAGCTACTACCTGTCTCTAGTAATCCACTCATATCATTTCCGTCTTGATCTACTATTGTTCCTGTGCGAGTATCTACTGTTACATATTCTGTCTCATCTGCAAGAACAGTATTTATCTGAATGAAATTTCCTGTAGTAAGGTTAGTGAATACAGGATTATTAATTGTTCTGTTAGCACTTCCATACATTGTGAAAGTAATATCTGCGACTGTTGTCCCATCATTTTCTACATTGAATTTATTTACAAGAGTTGTGGAGAGAAGATCAGGAAGAGTGAAAGGTAAAGTAAGCCCTGCGAGTGGATACCCTCTAAGGCCATTCTCTAAGATAAGCTCTTGAGATTCTATCATTGAGTTGGCTGATTTGAGAGTAAGAATAAAATCAAGCTTGTATGTCTCTCTCATTGCACGACTGAATCTTATTGAAGTAGCTATCTTTGCTTCTGTCTGTACATCTCTCCCTAGAGGATCTGTCCAGGAGATAATAACTGTTCCATCATCTCCTGTTGTTGGCTGTACAGGAAGCTCTGTGATCTGTTGAAGAGTCTCCTTGAGAGTGTGTACATCTGCCTCAGTCTCTCCTACAATAACCCCCTCAAAAGTTATGAGTCTCTTTCCATAGAAAGAAAAGAAGTCCCAAATACCATGCTGACCCTCTTTTGCTATCTCATCATTTCTAACATCTAGATCGAATGTAGGATAAGCTTGAAGCGCTACAAAGTTATCCGAGCTGTGATCGTTTAGAACAATAGTGCGTGTAGGATCTGCTTTGTTTGTAAGAGTGAATTGAGTACCTATCATAAATATATTATAGCCTACTTATTTCAAAACTCATCTCACGAGAGAGAGCCTTGAGATCGAGATTATCTTTAGCTTGTACATTGATATTCACAGGAGCATTTACGGTCCTGTTATTTGTAGTTGTAGCAGAGCTGTTTGAAGCCGGTATAGATGCGCTTGATGAAGCATTTACAGGAGCAAGAGTATCAGAGCTAAGTTGCTCTAGCCTTGCTTTAAGTGAGAGGAAATTCTGTAGGCTCTGAGCCACTTCCTTGTACTTGGCCATAGTACTCTTTGCCCAGGCTTCAGTGTTCTTTAGGCGCTTTGCTTCCTCTGAAGAGAGGAAAAGAGTAAGCTCAGTCTCATATTGCTGTTGTGTCTCAATTTTTGACTTAAGAAGCCCTACTTCAGCAATAAGTGAGTCTGTGAGTATTACTAGCTTCTGAGCTTGATTCTGCTCAAACAACTGGAATTCATTGAGCTGTGCATTAGCTCTCTCTTCTTGTATCTGTTGTTCTAGAGTCTTTGTAGTAACAAGAGCCTCAAGTCCTGCCTTAGAAGCATCGATACCTGCATCTTCCAATTTCTTTCTTATCTCTGCTATGCGTGCACTTTGGCGATCTTCAAAGCCCACTCTAGAAGAGAGGATGGATTGCTGATCTGCTATTTGCTTTCTCAAATCCTCTTGCTCTTTTGCATCAGTAGAAAGTGAAAGCTGCTGTTCTAATTCTTTTTTCTTTGCTTCAGCATCCACTACGAACTTAGCTAGAGTTTCAGTAGTCTCTTTGAAATTATCTTTAACAGAAGTAGCGAACTCACTAAAAGTATTTCCTAAATCTTTTTCAAGTGATAGTCTGACCTCTTTTGCTTTATCAATAGTCTCTACCATCTTATTCTGAAAGTCCTCGAGCGCTTGCTTAGCACTCTTAATATCTTCTTCAGATTTCTTTGAAGCTCCACCTATTTTCTTAAGAGCCTCACTAGTATCATCTATAGTTGCTCCAAGCTTTGAACTTGCCTTAGTAGTATCCTGTGCTGTACCGAGAAAGACACTCATAGCAGTATTAGCTTTGTCTCCACTTTCCTTTGAAAATTGAAACATTGAATCAGCCATATCATTTACAGCCTTTGTAGTTCCCTCACTTACTACTCCTATCTTTTCAAGAATTGCCACGAATGGTTGTATAGACTTTACGATAGTGCCCTCAATAAGCCCAGCAAGAGACTTAAGAGAGTTGTAAGCTACATTAAAGAATTGAGTGAGCTTTCCTACTGTGAAAATAACTATCTCTAGTGTGCTAACAAAAGCTTCCATGAGCGTATTAATAGAAGCCTGATTAGTTTCTACAAAATCAAAGAATTTCAAAAGTACAGGCTGAAGTCTGTTACCCACATTTTCTTTCAAGTCTTTCCACTTCTCATTTTGAATATCTAACTGACCTTGTACTGTATTAGCGTAACTTGTAGCAGACCCTTTAAGTTTGTCCTGAGCTGCTGTAAGCTGATCTGCTATAGAAGCTGTATCATCCAAATTAATACCATACTCTTTAAGCACTCTGTTATTCCCCTGAGTTACTAGAGTGATGGCCTTAGTAGCATCAGCAAGAGAGATACCCTTAGACCTTGCTAGATCCATAGAAAGATTAAGAAGAGCCTGAGCCTGTGTCATGTCCTTAGTAACAAGAACAAGGCGAGAGAGCAACTGTCCATCTTCATCATCAAAGCCAAGCCCTTTTACTTTATTATTTGATTCCTCGATAGTGTCAGCAAGATCCTCATAGGCAAAGCCTGCGTTCTCAATGTTAGTTTTAGTCTGAGCAAGACCTCTCTCAGCATCTAGACTTGCCTGTACACTTTCTTTTAAGAATTGCCCGACTTTCTGAATACCGACTTTAAGAAGATCATAAGCAGCTACACCCTTGAACACAGATACAGCAGTACTCTCTGTCTGCTTCCCCATCTTCGCTGTAGTGGCTGTTGTCTTTTCCATTGAGTCCTTAAGCTTACCCACCTCAGCTTCAGATTTCTTTAGCTCAGTCTTAAGGTTATCCATGTCACCAGAGATTTTGTATACGAGTTCTCCTACTGTTAATTTTTCATTCATGATCTTTTATTTTTATCAGCAATAGTCTTAAACATTTGCTTTCTCAAAAGCTTGACCGTTTCCTCAGCAGTATTCTCTTTATTGCTACTTACAATTTTAGCATAGCTTCCCTCTTTTAACTTGCCCATCTGCTCAAGAGAGTAGATAAGCTCTTGATGAAAGTTAAACAATTCATCAATATAAAGCTTCCTTAACTCTAAAAGAGAAAAGCCGTTGACTACCATAAAAGTAATCACCCGGCGTATGTCTCTCAACTCAGCGCTAGCTAAGCTTTTTTTTTTGTGTCTACTGAGTTTACAGTAGATAGATTTCTGTACTCTTGGAAGAATCCAAGTATTTCTAGTGCCTCATTCTGTGTGATGATCTTCTTAAGATCCTCTGCTTTAAGCTCAGGCTGAAAGCGCTGGAAAATAATCTCTATTTGTTCAAAGATTATTTTCCAAAAGTTATAGAGTTGAGCTTCTTTCATCTCTTCATCTACTTCTTCTTTCTGCTTTTTCTGTTGAGCTACCCTAAGCTCTAGCAGTCTCTCGATCTCTTCGACAGTGTATTCAGTAGGTACTTTATACTCCTTTCCATCACCTAATTTGATGACAGAGTAGTTTCTGTTTTTGTATAGATCAAGAGTCGGCATGAGCTATAAGAGATTAAGCGTTCTGTTCATCCACCCATTCCACGATCTTACCCTGGAAGTCTACTGGAAGAATAGCTACGTTATCCTCTTCATCTCCTGCAAAGTCCATAGAGATAGGAGCAAAGTTTGTTCCATCTTCAATGTCGATACGGAATTCATCACCATTCTCATCAGTATTGATAAGGCGCATACACTTGAGAGTCTTAGTCCCTGAATCATTGAATGTAAGATTCTTTGAAGCGTTTGGAGTGTAGTCGTAATCAATAGTGATGTTCTGGTTAAGAGTCGTAACAGTAACAGAATCCTTAATGAAGATTCCATATTCTCCTGCTTCGTTCTGACCAAGGAAGTAATCAGTCTCAGCTACGAGTGCTCCGTTTGTAGCTGCTACAACACTGTTCACATCAATGATAGTTCCATCACCATTTTGATTAGTGATCTTGATGAACTGATTGTAAGCCCAGTCTCCGGCTACTACAAGCTGTTCAGCACCAGACACAATAGATCCTGCTGTGGTTGTATAGTTGATGATTCCTGCATCAAGTACAGCAATGTTTGTAAAGTTGATTTCCGCTAGATCGAATGTAACTTGTACACGCTGACCCTTAACGAATTTCTGTAGTGGATCTACGTTATCAAATTCAATAGACTGATTCTCAGCTAGAGATGTGATAACAGGATTTCTCAAAGCACCAATGTCTGTAAGTGCTCCAAAGTTTGCTCCAATGAGTACTCTGACTGACCCCTTACGGATCGCTTCAGGTACTTGGATAGTTGTTTGCTTGCTCATAAAAGTTTGTAAATTTATGTTTAGTACACTTAATAATTTACCGCTATTCTAGGCACTAGATTTTGCGATACAGACTTCTTTAGTCTTGTATATAGGATACCACCTTGCAAGTGTCTAGTCCATGTGTATACGGTATTTGCTCTTGTCAGTAGCAAGTATTCTTCGAGCCTCACTCTTAGTAAAAGATTTTAGCTCTCCTGTTGAGATGTTTTCAAGGATGATTCCATCCTGTACCTCTTTATTAAAACCTGTGGTTATTTGGCGATTTTTAGTCATAGAATTTATCTAAGCTTGAAGTAATAAGTAGCTTCCCTTTGGTATAGCTTTTCATCAAAGTCATACCCTAGATCAGACTCAGACTTCCTTATTGAAAATATAACATTAAAGCCATCATCTGAATTGTTGTTGTCCCCATTAAAGAGATCACTCAAAGCCTGAGCGACTTCTGTTATCTTTACATGAGTACTAGCAAAGATATTAAACTGTACATTGCTTGAGGAAGCGGCTGGATATACATCATTTGTTATGATCTTAGTGAATGTAATAGCCTGAGAGAAAGTAGTATCTCTAGGAATAACATTAGGATAGATGTGGTATTTTCCACCTCCTGCATTAAGCAAAGTCTGAAGAGTTGTATCCTCAGTTATCTTATTAAAAATGTAGTTCTCTAATTGCATATATATATTATACACCCCTTACCTCACTCAGCACGTTCTCAGCTTCATCTTTGAATATCTCTTGTATCTTTTCTTGAGACTGAGCAGCTCCTTTTCTAAACATCGCACGTGGGGCCATAAACTTAGTTCCAAATTCCACGAACAGAGCATACTTCGTTTCCACATTTCCACTGACAGGGTTAGTGAACACTTCTCCATTAAAAAAATCTATCATCCTGTTGGATATACTTCTTCTGAGATGTCCCTCTTGTACAGGAGTATTTACTTTTATGTTTCTCTCCATCACTAGAAGAGATTTCTGTACAGCTACATTTACGAACTTTCCTACTCCTTTCTCAACATCATCAGTCTTATTAATAAATTGTATGACTGCTTTTAATGACATAGATTATTTGTTGTCTGTCATCCTTGCTGTTACTTCGAGATGATGCACCTCAGTAGAGTCCATAGACTTATTTACTTTAAGCACATCATACGTTTCTCCATCAATAATGATTCTGTTACCTCTCTCAATAACTACTGTGGGCATGAAATAAAATAGATCGTTATCAGTATTCTTTCTCATGTCTCCATCTGAAATACTTGGAGAGTTGTCTTTATCCTTTCTACAAGGCACATCCTCAGCTACATCTTCCCATGATTCAATTTGCTCATACCCGGTAGTAGTAAGAGACTTAGCTTGAATGGTACATAGTTGGATGAGTAGTGAGAGATATGACATAATTTTTAACCTAGTGCGATTCTCTTATACTTAGAGAGTGCTGATACGGCTCTTTCATAATCTGTCTTTTGAGCATCATCTTTGTAAGTAATTTGATAGTTACCGATTCTTTCAGTAGTACCTTGCTTCTCATTGAAAATTTGAGCATTACAAATACCAGCCACCATAACAGTACAAGCATACTTCACATCCTCCTGAAGAGTAGCGCTCATGGCCTGAATTCCTGTTACAGCGACATTCTGAAGCCCCTTAGTGAAAGTGTCTCCATCTAGTCTGATACGACTTGCATACTCTTTATTTACTGGATACTTGTATACAGTCTTTTCTACCCCGTCTACAGTAACAGCAGAAATATCACAACAGTCTTTAATCATTATCATATCTGTACCATCTCCGTCATATACATAAGTCTCTTCCTCTGCCCGGTACATCTGCCTATTACAAATCTTGTCTACCTGTAGACTCATAGCAATAATCCACTCAGTAATTTGATCGTTGAAAGATGAATCAATGTTTCTGAGTAAGTAATTTTCTACTGCTTCTTTTGTTGTGTATTCAGGCATAGTATTTTAGTTATGAATAAGGGGAAGTCTTTTTAGAGTAGACCTCTTTAGGAGTAAATGGAGTTGTCTTTTTTGTAAAGATATTTTCCATCGCTGTAAGAGAAGCCGATCTCTTTGTATATGGAAAGCGCACATTGCTTATAGCTACTTGTCCACCCATTGCTACTGATCCAAAAGCTGTGGCTATCATATAAATAAATTATAGCATAGCTAGAGTGTCTTATACGATACACGACACTCTAGACTCACACCCTCATGGAAGCCTGCTCCACCGCCATTATTAAACACTAGCTTGATAGATTCATTAGCTTCAGGGAAGGTATCAGGTACGCTGTCTAGCGATGCTCCTGGGGCAAAATAGCCCTGTAAGTGGAGTAGTATAGTCTCTTCTACTAAGATAGCCCTAGAAAGAGCATTAGTTAGAAGCCCACTGATCTCTGCTGAGGTTATTCCCATGTGAATTAAATCTACTCCATCAAGATAAGGATCTTGTCTGTAGACGTCTACATATTCATTCCCTGAAGCAACTCCAGCAGGATCTACAAGCATAAGGTTACTTCCACCTACTTCACCCTCTGATGCTCCAGTTGTAATATAGAAAACATTTGTATCAGGATACCTAAATATATCTCCTACTTCATAAATTGCTGGACCCTCTCCAAATTGATTCATAAGACCCTTGTACTTTGGATCTTCTAAAATAGAAGCCGGAGAAAGAGGATCTTCAGTAACAGACACTTTTATATATATGTCTCTAAGGACATTAAATTTATCAGCTATAGGGGCAACTAGCTCTATATCTTGCCCAGGCTCTAAAGCTGATATTGAGTCTCCTGTGATGGTTATAGTCTCCACCTTATCAGTATCAGAAATGATTTCATCATAGTCTTTCTTTGTAAATCCTCTTATGAGCTTATATATCTTCTGAGATCGATTCTTAGTAGATGCGACTGTACCCTCTTGTGATCTTAGTATTGAAAATCTATTTGTATCATCATACCCAGTTACTCGTATGATCTCTACATTAGGATCATCACTAGGATCAGGATAATCACTGTGGTTGTACCATACTAAATTAAACTCTCCATCTACTTCAGGGTTAGGGAATACAGAAGCATCCTCTACATCTACATAGAGATCATCAGCATCATAGACTCCTACGACTTTTCCCTTTGCAAAATTTTTAGTTGGATCAAGCATAATTTTCTTGATAAGAAAGCAGATTACTCTGCTTCCCTACAAAAGAATTATATCGCTAGAATTCTCTTTTCGACATCTGCACGTTTACCTTTTGAATCTAACTTCAATTTTTCAGCAAGGGCTTTTAGTCCTTTAGCATCGAGCTTTTTAAGATCGGCTTTTGAATACTTGGTCGTTTTAGATCCATTAGATGACACAGATGAAGTGGTAACTTCAGACTTGGTTGTGGTGCTTTCCTTGTCTTTAGAAGCCACTCGAACAGCCCTGAGATTAGCGTGCCTTGCTCCATAGATGTTAAGGAAAACCTTAGCAACTGTAGACTTCATAGCATTCTCACGAGTCATCCAACCACTTAGGGCATAGACTCCATTCTTGAATGAAATCACCTTAGTGAATTGTCTTATCTCGTTCTCAAGTATTGTCCCCTCTTTGAAGATTACTTCACTCATAAAGATTATGAGAGGCTAGTAAGAGCATCAACGACATCAGAGATGTCTCCAGTCCAGAACGCACCACTGTCATTCTGACGTACATAAGATGCTACACGACGGCGAAGCTTTACAGAAAGAATATCTTTTGCAAAGTCTGTACCATCTGAGTTAGTCATCTCAATTTCAACTCCACCCTTTGTACCAACGTGAAGCTTACGGAAGTCTCCTACAAGGAACTTACCAGCAGTGATACCGACATTTTCAATGATGCGAGCACCCTTGATTGTCTGTCCATCTGCTGACTTGAATGGAGGTAGAATGTACTGTCCATTTTCATCCTTAGTAAGATCGAGTTCATCCGCATCTGTAGGATTCAAGAGCACATAGTTAGCTTGGAACTTACCCTTTCCTGTAACTGCTACTTTCGTAATAGCTACACGAATAACATCGGCAAGGTTAGCAAAAGCTACACGCTTTGTACCCACAGCAGTAGCATCAAGAACTGAAGCTACTCCGAATACACCAGGAAGCTGATCTCCGATACCGTTACCAGTCAAGAGTTGCTGATCTGTAACGATATTGATGTCCTCCTGTAACCAGCCTTTGATAGCTGCTACAAGCTGAGAAGCATCTTGAAGAATCTCAACACTGTGCTTATTCATCACAGTAATCTTCTTCAATGGAGCCTTGAATTCTTGGAATTCAAAATCCTTTTCAGGGATGTCTCCAAGTTCAGCAGTTGAAAGTGGAGCACCTGACTCATTAGTAACTTCCACGTATGAAAGTGCATCTGATGTCATGTTAGGAGTAACATCAGCAATACTTTCTACGAATACTTGGCGAACAGGATCACGAGTGATCTCAGTTACAACCTGTGGCTGAATCACATCATCTGTGAGACTACCTGATTCACTTGTAGCTTTGGAAAGGAATTCCAAATCTTTCTTACTCTTGATAGAGAAAGAAAAAGTGTTTCGTTGACGAGCATAAAGATCGCTAAGACCTTTCTGCACTTTCTCAAGATCAAAGCTTGCTTTGTCCTGAGTATCTGAAACCTTAGTATGCTTTGTAGCAGACTTAGCGATACTCTCAAAGAGAGAATCTACCGCCTTGATAGCAGTAACTTCAGATTCACCCATGCTCTTAAGAGCACCGGCTTTAACTTGAGCAGTAGCCTTAGTAAGCATTTCTGTTACTTCCTTTACTGACTCATCTTCTACAGAAACCTCCTTTGCTTCTGTATCAGTTGTGGCAACTTCTTCGAACTTGCCTTCTGTATCCTTAGTAAGGATACCCTTTTCATCACAGTAGAACTTCTGTCCTGCTACGATTCTAAAAAACTTTTTCATAATGTTATGAATAGAATAAACTGGTAATTTTTACTGTGCCCATTTCAGGGGTATAGTTTTATCACAGCTTGACGATTCTATTTCATTTGACGGATGGCTTTGCAAACCAATTCATGAGCCTTAGCTCTATTGATACTCTTAGTATTCTCTTTTTGGAGTTCTATGTCAAGAGCAGAAGCTACTTTAATAAGAGCCTCTTTCTTTTCATCCACCTCTACAACGTCTTTCTTTTCAGTTGTTAAGACTTCCTTAACAAGTGCTTGACGGTTAGATCCAATACCTACTAGAGAACATTCCATAAGCTCACAGTCATAGAGTACGAAAGCATCAGTGTTCTCATCATACTCAACACGATGAGGAATAAAGCCAATAGATACCATATTCATATCTCCACGCTTCACATGCTCCCATGCTCGCTTGATGTCATCTGCTCCCTCGATGTCTACAGCAAATTCTGCCTTACCTACGAGTCTCTGCTTTCCTGGGTTATTAGGATCTGCTTCTAGCCATACTTCCAACCACTTACCTAGAGGAAACTGATCTGAGCGATGCTGAAGAGCAAAGTAAGGATTAAGCTTAAAGTATTCTAGCTTCCATGAGTCCTGATCTACAATGTCTCCATGACGATCTATAGAGCATGTACTCATCACGAATATAGCTGTATGAGTATCCTCATCAATAGTGAGTGCCTTATGAGTTAGTTGAATCTCAATTTTCTTTCCTGCCATTTCAAGAGCCTTTGCTCTTTTTTGTTCAACAAGTTTTTTGGCTAGTTCATTCATAGGTATAGTATATATGTAATTACACTGCTGGAGCAAGTGCACATCTGCAATTTATTGTGGACTCACCGGGATAATGTTCACCATTAGGGAATGAATCATTTGTCCCTACGATGACTCCGTTATTTATCATGTGCTCATCTCTCACTTTCGAATCATTAGCTGTTAGCCATTCCTTACCAGTAACAAGTGATGACTGCTTGTAAGCTTCATTAGTTGCTTGAGATACGATATGACCTGTCTCTGTACGAGCGATAGTCTTTGCTCTAGATACTGAGATGTCATCAAAGTAAGATCGTATATCTCTACCTATTTCAGCCACACCCTTACCTGCTTCTAGACCATCAGCAATAATCTTCTTGAGTCTATTGAAGTCTGTATCCAACATTGAAGAGCTAAAGAATTCAGCTCTTTGCTCTAGCATCTGTAACATCTGTTCAGGAGTAAAGAAACTCTCTGAAGCCTTAGAAGAGAATCCATTAGCCACATCATCAAGAGTCTCTTGTCCTACTTTCTTAAACATATTTTGCATAAGAGGAACGAATATATCTCTAGACGTTCTCATTTCAGTTGAAACATCAAAGATATTTGTAGGGTTCATTCCAAACTTCTCAAGATGCTCCATTGTTCTCTTCTCAAAGCCTTGATAGTAGACATCTACTGTGTCCTTAAATATACGAGCCTTACTATCTATTTTGTTATTGAAAGCCTTGATATAAGACTCCTTTAGTTCAGGGGTATTAAAGACTGAGTTACGCTGACGATTCACTTCCTTTCTCATCTCTAACATATTAGTCACAGCCTTGTATGCTTCAAACTTCTTCATAAGAATAGGGCGCTTTGTAAGCTGTCTCCTTGCTATCTTTCGAACAGTCTTTTTCTTCATTGAGAGTTGGAACATTCCTGAAGATCCTTGAGCAAGTTCATCTCCACCATCTACTGAGTCATAATTCATTAAAGCTCTCGCTTCGTTAGGAGAGATAATTCCTGCGTTCTTAAGTTCTACTGCTTCTTTCAAAATCATGTCTCTATCTTCAATGACAGGATTCTCATACGTGATGAAAGTATCATTACCCTGATCGTTGAGTAATTTGTTATTAATGATGTCTATAAAAGTATCAAGGACAGGGAGACACGCCTCTTTAATATAATTGATTCTAGCTGTTCTTGAGTTAGCGAGATTCACATCATCACTTGTTACCATTGCCTTAGGAACATGGAGAGCAGCTAAGATGTCATCACGCAAGAAGTTTTGTGAATTGATGAAGTCCATCTCTTTAGGAGATACGTTGAGCATCTGAATACTCTTCACATCATCTCCAAAGAATCCAGCCTGTGAGCCATTATCCTTACCATAAATCTTCTGCCAGTTCTCACGAGCAGTCTCAGCATCTTCTGTACTTAGATCCACAGAAGTGAAAACAGCAATATCAGGACGTCCTTGATTCCTGAATGTATCAGCTTGATGCTTTGATGCTTCTCTCTCTGTAATGATTCTTTGAGTAGCAGGGCGAACAACTCCGACACCACGAGTAGGATTCAAAGGATCTATATTTTTAATATGCAAAACTTCTTCAGGAAGCAACTTGATGGCAGTACCATTTGCTTGCATGAATTCATAACCTATAATTGTTTTCTTGTCCTGTGAAAGTAAAATCTCTACATGGTCCGGGCGCATGTTCACCATAGCTGTAGGTACAGCACTTTTCTCTTTCTCTAGATACCAAAAAGCTTCTCCTGCGAGAAGATAGTAAGCGATAGACAATTTCCAAAATTCTTTCTGTGTCTGTATGTAGTTAGGGCGTTCAAGGATCTCTAGAAAGTCATCCTCAAATACTTGCTCAGTATCTCCTTGAGCGTTCTTGATTCTGTACATCTCTAGAGGAATAGATGAAACAGTCTCACGAATAAGTGATACTCCGATAAAGAGATAAAGTGAATCTCTGAATGTTCTTAAGTTAAGGCCATCGTGAAAATCTTCTGAGCCATTAAGAGAGATAGAGGATGCTCTTAGGAAAGCGACTGACTTTTGTTTTACTCCGCTAAAGATTCTTTTCCAAAATGATTTCATAGATATATTGTACAACGAATACCACTAATTACCCAAACAGGATACCCCCACCTTTCTTTACCATACCAAGCACCATGTAAGCAAAAGCATCTGCTAAGTCATCATGCTCTTCAATTCCAAAGCCTGTGAGATTATTAATAACATTCTCAGCCCCCTCTCTAGGAAAGAGAACTCTGCCACTCTTCACATAAAAACAAGCTGAAGCAATACGAGCTTTCTTATCTCCTACTGCTGACATAGGAACAACTGTAAGACCATTCTTTTTCATGATCTCATGAGCTGCTTCTTGATACCCCACTTTCTCAGGATAGAACTTTGTGCCATGAGGCATGATCTCATTTATCTCCACAGCTTTCTTGATAGTCTCTTCAAAGCCGAGTCTCTGCTCTACGTTTCCTTTCATCACCAATAGCTTTCTTTCTCCATCATCATTCTTAACATCTACACCTTTCACCATAGCTGTATAATCGGCTGTCTCTTTCTTAGAGATAGCAAAGTCTATTCCTACTCCTGCTTGTGATGGCGTTCTCTGTAGCCATTCATCCGGGTAGTATTGAATGTCCTCCATCTTGAGCACCATATCCTCGCTGTCTACTTCCTTTCCTAGATACTCTCTAGCCCAAATAACTAAACCTAATCCCTCACCAGCCATCATCACCTTTTCTTTTTCTTTCTGTACAGCTTCCTCATTAGGATACAAACCCTCCCATGTAATCTTTCCATTCTCGTCATAGATCCAAAACTCTAAGACTTTTACAGTCTTACTCTTTGAGAGATGTTTAATGAGACAGTCTCGATGCACTAAGTTACCAAGCAAAACAACTTTCACATTATCCGAAAGGACACCTTGCTTTGTAGCAGGAAGTACTTCAGCAAAAAACCATTTACGAGTAGCTTCACGCTTCTCTTTAGAGTCTGCATCTTTCACATCTTCCAAGTCATCCCCGATGATTAAGTCAATACGAGCTTTCTTAAACTTCATACCACGAATCTTTTGCCCTCTAGAACGAGCGATCATTGTACAGTTACCTATTGTAATTTGTGATTCACTCCACTTCTCTCTGAAGTTATGAGCCTTAGTATCATCAAGCGTTATATTAAAATCTTTCTGTAGCTGTGGACTCTCTTCAATTCTGTTTCGAATATTAGCAAGTGTCATCTTTGCATCATCAATAGTAGATCGGATGTACACAATAAGATTATGCTTTCCATTAATCAAAGACCATAAAGCAAAAGCTTCTAGAATTGTAGACTTAGCACTTCCACGAAATCCTAAGATAGCAAGGTACTTGTCTAGATCGTCTACTGAGTCTAGAGCATCTATCATCTCTTTATGAAAGTCAGCAGGATCTAGCTCAAAGTCCTCTTGTAGATAATTCATCAGGAAGTGGAAAAAAGAATCTTTACATATATTGATTCTTGCAAAGCGATCTCTCGCCATTCCTTTTATTCCCTCATCTGTAAGCTCGATAATAGCCATAGGCTTATTTCTTCTTAAACCACTTATTTTGGAATTTCTTTAGTCTACCCTCAGCTTCTTTCATCTCTATCTCATACTGAATAGGATCTCCATCTTTTCCTGAGAGTTCTATAGGTTGTGTAGCCTTACCATATCGTCTATCAAAAATATCTATAAGCATCTTCTCACTACCGTTTCTAGCTTTCTGAATAGCTTGAGCAAAGAGATCATTATTGATGTCTACATCATCTAGCTTTAGTTGCTTGTTCTTATTCTTTGGATCTGCATTGTGCTTGAGTACCAACTGCTCTGCTAAGAAGTCTACAGCTAGATCAAAGCGAGTATTATAATTAAGCTTTCCCTTTGGACGTCCTTTCTTATTTGCTCCTGGAATAAGATTTGCATAACCTATTTCTCTTCCTACAGGCTTCTTTTCATCTTTCCCAGTTTTTACCGAGTTTTTTGTTGTCTTAGTGTCTTGCTTCATTTATACATTTTACTCGATAAAGAGAGAAAAGTATAGTGCATATCGTGGATAATAAAAGCACCTCCTTGTGAGAGATGCTTGCTAGTCTATTCCTAGCAGTCAAGATATGGATCACCTCGCTTTCTGTTAGTTGAATCTCACTAGAGTTGAGACTAAGGGATGTTCTGCTAGCTCTCCCTTTAATCTCAATAGCTTTACTTCAGCCTCTAGTCCCTGATCTGTAACGTCGTACCAGATGTGTCCTTCCATCTTTGCGCTTGGCACAGTCTCCTTGATAAGAGAGATGAGCCTTGCGACTGTCTGATCTGTTTTACTCTGCATGGCTATCTCCTTTATGAAAAAGTGGCGGAGGTGGAAGAGCTGGTTATCTTCGCTTATTGATTGACCCCCTTGTGAATGATGTAGCTATAAAGGGGTAGAAATTAGTACCTAGGATACCTCTCTCTAGCCCCATATAGATACACCATTTCTGATGTACTATTCTTTCTTTAGTATAGCAAATTTTCAATAAAGCAAGTCATCTATTTCCTCAGGTGGAGTGTATATCTTTTTCTTGATTATAGGCATCTTCTTTCTATCCCTATTATCCTTTCTATTTCTCTTCCAGTTACCATGTAGATGATGAGTAACGTGCCAATGATCTCCACATGGATAGATACTCAACTTCTTATGCTCTTTCTTGTATCTTTGATTAGCGACTGTGATTGCTCCCCTCTTATCGTAAGCGCCTTTGTTACCAGGACACTCTGTCTCCATAGTTTATATTTTCTCTAGGGCTTTTAATAAATTGTTTTGCAATTTAGTAAGTAGCTTCATGTCGAGTTTAGGGAATAGTCCTGGACCCTGTGGATCTCTATTTGTGCCTGTAAGATAGTCTCTGAATTTGAAGCCATTACCTATGACTTTCTCACTCAATACTACCCACTCAGCTTCTAGGCCGTAAGCTTCAGCAATAATTAATCCATGTAGAGAGCTAGAGATTACTTTCTCACAGCTTAGTACTTCATTAATAAACTCTTCATAGGGTAGAAAAACATCTATAATCTTCCAGTCTGAATGTCCTGCTAACTTATTTCCAAATTGCTTTGTAATAAGATGAGTGTCTACAAAGTGAGGGATGATACCTACTTTGTGAGTCCTTTCAATTTTTGGATTATACATGAGGGGTAGAAGTATTGCAGGATCTCCATAGACTGCCGGAACTTTCCCACCGTCTCTTATTAAAATATCCCTTGATAGTTTTCCTCTTACTGCTAGAAAGGTACAGTCTTTAGCTTGTGGGAATTGATCTGTCTCACGCATGACACCTGACCCCCATATTGTGTCTCCCGGCTTTATTACCCTCATGATGCTTCCTACTGCTATAAGTTTACCACTTTCTGCTTCTCTTACTTGAGAGAAATCCACATCTTTTACAAAGTGATTCAGAATGAATGGAGTGAGTGTATCCCCTACATTTGACGGATGAGGATAACGATAGAATTTCATTTTTCTCATATCATTATTTGCTTAGAATTTCTATTAAGACTAGTAGAAGAGTTACATTCATGTACTGAGTATACACAGTAGTCATCCTCAATTCGAATAGCCTTATTCATGTATCTAGGAAGTAGCAAATGAGAGTCCTCATAAGCGTACATATATCCTTTACCTTTTAGTGGCTGATAGATCGCAAAGACAGGAGATCCTTTAAGAGTAGAGACACCATACTCAAAAGGACACTCATACACTCTTAAAGTGGATGGCTGGAATATCTGAGGCTGAAAAGAGATATGTAATGATCTCTCTCTATCTTTCTCCACCTCTTTTTTTATTCTAGTAACAAAGTCATCTCGTATAGGCATGTCATCAGAGTCTATTCCTATCTGAATATCATATCTATCAAGTCCTATAATATCCTCAAAGTTTACAAAGTCTACAAAGTACTTCTTAATCTTAGCTTCATATCCCGGCTTCACCCAATTCTTCTTTTTAGGATCTACATCAAATACTTTAATCTTTGGAGATAGTGCTAGTAACTCTTTTTCGTGATGCTTATTTGCCCGGATACAAATATCAAAGTCTTGATCTCTTTGAGAGAGAATCTTAGGAAGTACAATACTCTGAAAGTATGCTAGTCTCCAAGACCAGCGTGGATCTTCTTTCTTAAAGTGCATACGAATAATAAAAGCTGTTGTGAGAGTATTATTTTTTATCTGGTATGGTAATACTTTACCTTTTTTAATTGTTGTCATGATAAAAATTTTACAGCTTTACGTGGCTTACTACTAAACACTTTACCCCCTTGCATCTTTCTCCAAATACTTTCTGTGTCTCTATGATCTACCAAGCTAGGAAGTGTATAGCAGACTTTAAGATTTTGAGAACGAGCATACTTCACTATTTCATGATCTGTCTGTGCTTCTCTTTCGTCACAGAATTTCACCATGTCTTTTACTCTAGACATCTTCATACAGAGAGCCACTTCATTAAAGATCATAGAGCTTATTACTCTATCACTCTTGTAGTGTAGAGCTATCCTTATCTTTTCTCTTAACATCTCTCCTGCATAAAAAGAGTAAATAAAATCTTCAGTTAAAAGCTTCTCTGCTTTCTTTCTGAAATTGCGAGTGATGATACAGTCATCTTGAATCACTACCCCATATTCACAGCTAAAGTCTTGCGCAAACCAAGCCCTCCTGCACGTATCCCAAATATTATTCTTCTCATCAAAAACTACAGGTATGTCATCTCCTAACATTTCTTTTAGGTATGGTATAAATTTAGCTCGGCTAGGATGAGCCATGATTACTATCGAGAGCTTTTTCATACTTTCTTTTTTGTAAATTGATTATTCCCTGATGGATTAAAGTATACACTCATCATGCTCTTAGGGATAGCTTTTAGATTCTCAATAGAAACATTTTGATGGTTGTGATCTATAAAAAAGAGAACATGACCCTTAGGAATCTCACCATGATGCTTCACCCAAATATACTGATGCAAAAGTACTCTTTTTTTATTTACAGTACCTCTCAAGTATCCACCTCTAGTAAGAGTAAACTTTATTCCATCTACCACAGTAAGACCTTTTAGCTGCTTAGATCGGAGAGGATAACCTCTAGAGTGGAATAGATCATAAATACATTGTCTAGATTTTCTATAAGCCTTTCCTACTTCTTCTAGAGACTTAGGCAAGCAGTACATTGCGTACATAGCAGCTACAATATCATTATTCTTTCTCTTGAGATGCTTGTTGAGTCTCACCTCATTCCCTACTTCATTCTTGAATACTCTGATATTAAGCTTTCCGTTCTCTAGTGAATCTGAGCAGAGCTTACATCCTTTCCTGTGATAAAAGGATCTAGTACTTCCACAACACTTGTGCATCTCTCCATCCCATAAAGGATCTAATGTACTTCCGAAAAGTCCTTTCTCTTTTAGTTTTTCGATTTGTGAATCTTGCATATTAGTCTAGATATATTTTCTGCTTACATCCATAACATTTTACATAATCACCAGTACTGTCTTTCTTCACTTTCTCAGAGTCGTAAAGCTCAAAGCTATGAGCATACTCACATTTACTGTTCTCGCATATTCCAGGGATTTCTTCTAGTCTCTGGACCACCATATTAATCTTTTAAGATTCTCTTTCCTGCCGGAGAATCTACCGGGATTAAAGTACTACCCCCACAGAGCCTACAAGCCCTATAGCGAGTAGTAAGTCTCCATATAGAGTAGATAAGCCCAGGGAATAGAAAGCAAAGCCATAGGATGATTTCTATGATTATAGACCCCTTTGTAATTGTCTTCCCCTGATTCACATCCCCACATTGCACACATACTAATTCTTTTGTCATATATTTTATTCTAGTTCTTCTCTCACATTAATAAATTCTTCAAGCATTGACACCATTCCCTGTACTCTTTCAAGGGAATACCTATCAAGCCCAAAGCTGTCAGTTACATCTCTTACCGATCTTAGAAAAGCCTCTCTGACAATTACCTCACTGTGATTTCCTACTTCTGCTTTTGTTCTACCATCAAAGAAAGAAGAGACACCTTTCAATTTTGTTTTTACGTTTTTTCTAGCCATATATTTATTTATTAATTTTTAAGTCCCACTCTTTCTTTCCACAGACAGAGCATTGATAATACTTCATCACTGGGCGATTCCATCTCTTCACAAAGACACCAAGCTTCCCAAGTTCTCTGCTTTCGTTGTTAGTAAAATCTATAATCCTTTGCTCACTCTCATAAAACTTTTCTACAAGCTCTAGAGATAGATCAGGATTATTTCTTACAAGATAGTCAGGCATTACTAGTTGAAAGTCGTGAGGCTTCTTACCTCTACACAACTCTCTTTTCTTTAATGAGCCTACTTGCTCTGTTGAGTTATCTTCTTTCATAGTGTTATAGACTAACTTCCTCTAGTAATAATTTAGAATTCTCTACAATGTACTCGCTTCGATTAGAGAACACATGATGATACTCTTCTTCACCTTGGAACTCATCTACTACTGATCTCTCTTCTTGAGACATATCAGAGTAAGACCTTTTACCATAGCTAGGTGGTAACCAGCCCTTTCTCTGAGATCCAAATATATTGAATTTATCTAGTAGTGCTTTATTTGTAAAAGTGATGTGACAAGTACCCTTCTTATAGAAAGTTGCTGTGAAGTAGTGGAAGTCTATATTTCTAAAACTCTGTAAGTCATTAGCTCTTTCAATACTTCCACTCACTACAGATCCTAAAGTAACTTTCTCAG